GGTATTTGATTTATTGGACACACTTGATGAATCAGTTAACGGACTAGATACTGCAATTGATTCATTACAGGGAAATAAAGGTGCTGTACGTGATTTTGAAAAAGAAGGTTTTATTGTTCCACCAATTCCATCTGGAGATGGTAATGGATTACCATCATCTAAAATACCACCAGAAAGATTGGCTAGTATTAGAGATGGTGGAATATCTGGTAAAAGAAGGTTAATACATTGGTTTATTCCAGAATTTGGTGTTGTTAGAATGTATGTTAATCCAAACAGAATAAATTACCAATATTCTAAAAGCATCAGATCAGAAAGAACTAAAGGTGGTTATTTACTACAATATTGGGGAGAAACTTTACCAAAATTAACGATAAGTGGAACTACTGGAAGTTCTGGAGTAGAAGGAATAAATGTTTTATATGAAATGTATCGTGCTGAACAGTATGCTTTTGATTCTATTGGGTTATCATTAGCTGCAGCAAATGCTAACAGTAATTTGGCAGATAATATTATGAATGCAGTAAATGGATCACTTGGTAATTTACAACCAGGCAGCTCTGAAGCTATTGCTGGTGGAATTGGAGCTGGTTTATTGGGAAGTGTATTAGGCGCTACTAATGCATCTATAACTACTTCTAGAAATATTCCTTCATTAGCTTCATTGGCGTTTGGTGTAGAAATGTATTATCAAGGATGGGTATTTAGAGGATATTTTGAAAGTATAACCATTACAGAATCAGCCGATGATTTTTTATGGAGATATGAGATTAATTTCGTTGTGACACAACGCCGAGGATATAGAACAAATTATATGCCTTGGCATCGTAGCGCAACTTCTGGACCAAGCAACAATTCAGAAGTTGGTGGCGTGCCATTAAGCTTTAAAGGATTAAAAAGGTAAGATATGGGAATTTTAGATACTCTAGTAGAAGCACTAGAAGATCAATTTGATCTTGGAGAAAATAAAAATCGTTCTCTTGATGTAATTGAAGGTGGTCAAACAAAGAGATATGCTAAACTAGGTGATTTTGCAAATAAATTTGATCAAAGTGCAGAACGAAATTATCTCGAAGAAGGATATTTACGTAAAGATTTATTTAACGTTGATCCAAAACAGAGGGAAATACTAACTCAAGAATCAAATATAACTGTTTTAGTTAAAAAAAGAATGTTTTCTTCTTTGGCGGAAAATTTTGATCCAACTTATATGGACAAAGAGGAAAAAATATTTTATAAGGCTTCCAGAATTTTATTTGATAATAAATGTAGACAAATAGCAGCATATGAAAAATTGTGCAAAATAGAACGCGTTACGTCTGCAGTTGGAGAAATTGATACAGCATTATTACCAATAATTATAAGTTTATTTGATGAATTATTTAGTTTGCCATCTTCTATTTCTACAGATAGTTTATTTTCTAGAGTAGAAACTAAAGGTCGTAATGATTTAAACAAACTATCTTCAGCAATAGATCAAATTAAAAAAGCTTATATATTTTCATCTAATAGACAATATACTTCTTGGTTAAAAGACGATAAAAAATTATTTACATCTCAATTAGGAGAAGGAACTGGAGTTATTGAATTAACTAATATTAACAGGTTACGAACCACTACAACAATTTCAAGTAATGGTGGTACTTGTGATTTTGTTATTTATGATCCATATGAATTAATGGTTATTACTGAAATGGATATTGAAAAAGCGCTTAGTGATGCTACATCAATTGCAAATAATCATTTGATTTTTAGAATGGGTAAAGAAAGTATAGATAATATAATTGCTAGAAACACAAAATTATTAAATGATATAAGGCGTGCGCGTGGCGCCAGTGATATAACCTTTAGAGTTAACCCAGATACTTTTTTCAGTCGTAGAGTTGTGGCGATTGTTGATGCACTTGGCGAAGAAATTAATTTTACTTATGATGCTGCTCTTGGATTGGGTGTACTAGGAATAGGAAATGGTGTACAAATAGATCCTTCTTGTTTACGTGGTGGAGCATTATTGGGAGAACAAGGATTAGATCCAAATAACAAACGTAATGATAATTTAAATTCAGAAGACAATTTATTTAAAGATATAATTGTAAATATTTTTAACAAATTACAATTAGATTTAGGAACTAAAACAGTTAATAGAAATAGAGCTGAGGAATTAAATTATCCTAGAAGAAAATTAAGATTTAATTTTCTTGGCAAATTAATTATACAACCAATGGATCAGGTTCATATTTATATTGGATCGAAGTCTATGTTTGATAATAAAGTGCTATCTGGATTTCAAAATTCTTTAACTGGATTAGGTTTTTTGCAAAATGCAAACAATATGTTGTATGATATTAAAAATACAGCATATTCATTATTAAATCCTTCAGGTAATATTGATTTTGAAATGGAAAAATCAATAATTTTGGGACCAAATTTTCCTTCGTATTTATGGGGGGTGTTAAGAAATCAATTTATTAATGATCGTGGAGGATCTCATGTATTTGGAGGAATTATTACTGAAGCATCATCTAATTATTCTGATGGCAATTTTAATGTAAATATTAGTGGTGCTGATAATTTAAAATATTTGGAATTTGGATTTGTAAATTTTAAACCATCCTCTGATGTATGGAATGGAGCCATTTATGATCCATTAACTCCATTTAAAACACGATTTGATGCTGTCTCTAGTAATTTTAAAAATCAAGCACCAGAATTATTACAGGAAAACCAGGTTTATTTAAGTAAAAATATTGGTTTATTTCGACATAAAGCTGGACCATTAGCTGGACAAATAGCTACAGATAAAAATTACATTTCCGATGTAATTATAGATCAGAAAAAAGTTAAACGTCGAGTAATGTATATGCCAGATGGTTTAGTATATAAATGGAAAGAAGGAATTGGTACATTCGTTCAATTTGGTGATAGTTTTTCTACTAATGATCCAAATAAAAATTTATCAGGTCCGGCAATAGCTCCTCCATTGGCTGGGCAGGATGTAATGAATTCTATTTCTTTATTAATAACTGGAACACCATATAATTATGCTACTTTTTATAAAGCAGCAAAAGATTCTGGAAATATGGTAGGCGATCCACAAAACAAACAAAGTGTTGCAAACTCTTTTTTTACTTCTTTTAGAAATGAATTAATAAAAAGAAATATGACATGGGGTAATTTTATTCCATTTAAAAACTTAGTTGTTGATGAAGGTCAATTAAGTAAAGTATTAAATGGACAATTATCTATACTACAAAAAACATCAAATATTGATGATTTGTTGATACAATATCAAGATTTATTGTCTGACAAATTTAAAATAACTCAATATAAGAAATTAGATGAAAAACTTGGTGTAGAAAAGGTTTTAAATGAGAGTGAAAATGAAATAAATAATAAATTACTCAAAATAAGACAAGAAATTGAATCTAATTTAGAAGCAATTAAGCTTGAGGATTCCACTAATCTTCGTTTAGTTGGAAATGATGTTTCATTTGATTATGATGATTTTCTTAATGATAGTAAGAGTAAAAGCAACGCAAATGTATTTAAGCCAGAATTAAGAAGAAAATTAAGACGAAAAATTAATTTTCTAACTAGAAGACTTTCTTGGCAAGTAAGAGCTAATGAAGATCGTAATTTAATGATTGTAGATGATACATATGATAAAGATTATGATATTATTGCTTTTGAAAAGGATTTGAACAATTCAATAGAATTATTTAATAGTGAATTTACAGATGTAAAACAAAAAGTTTTTGCGACCGCTCAATTATTGAATCTTGAAGTGTTTTGTGATACTCAAGGACATATAAGAGTTAGACCGCCACAATATAATAAAATGCCTAGTTCTATTTTTTATAGAATGATGCAAATGAAAGAGATGTCAGGAATTCAGTTATTTCCTGATTTCGTTAAAGATTTATTTACAAATCAATTACAAGGAACACTACAAAGAATTGAGGCTTTAGAAGATCTAATTAGACTAGATGTAATTATTTTAGGACAAGGAAGTGATGATGAATCAATAGAAAACTATCTTAATTCAGTAGTTGAAAATGGTGGTGGTTTTTCTTTCTTTTCTAATCAAAATGGAATTATAACTGATATTAATAAAATAATCAATGAAGATTTATTTAAAAACCAATTAGCACAATCAATACATAATAAAGATTTTTTCTCTGTTAAAACTAGATACGACAAAACTATATCACTTTTAGCACCTGACAACGATGAAGATATAGGTTTTCGTCAAACTTCTATTAACGACGCTAATATGGAATTAATTAATAAAACAGTTGATAGAATTCAGAAAAAAACAGGACAAAAAGTTAACATAGACGGATTTTTTATAACAAATAACATTGGTACTATTGAAGGTACATTAAAAACATTTAAAAGACCAGATTTCGTTAAAACAAATATAGATTTGGCAGATAAAATAGGAGAAAGACAAAAACTTGCTTTAATATTAAACTATTTACTTAAAAATTATAAAGAAATTATTGGCGGTAATTCTAATAAGAAATTATCATCACAAATAGTGTTGCCAGGAGTATTTACTAAAAATTCTAATATTCCAGAGTTTTTTGAAAATATGATTGAGGATGAATCTTATGATGATTTAGGTTTTGGTTCTGGTAGCAGATATATTATTAAAAATAGTAAAATTATTAGTTATGGTTTATCAGAAAATAAACCAGAGCATACGTCAATTACAGTAACCGGATTATTAGAACCAAATTCTTTTAAAATAAATTTACCACAAGAATTAAATACATTTGGTGGTGATGGAGGAAACGCTTTAGTTACAGCTCAAGCTGTTGATTATGATATGTGGAGAATGTATGGCATGCATACGACGCACAGTATTAAAGCGCCATTCTTAAGTAATCCTGAAACTCAAATAGCACCATATGCAGCTTCTGTATTAAGTAGATTTAGAAAAAATATTATACGTGGACGTGTCACCATAGTTGGAAACGAATATATGCAACCTGGAGAAGTAATATATTTGGAACCTCGTGGTATGTTATTTTATGTTGAAAGTGTAACTCATAATTTTACATACGATACTGAGTTTTCAACATCTTTGGAATTATCTTATGGTCATACTCCAGGTGAATATATTCCTACAGCATTTGATATCATTGGTAAAATGATTTATCATAATCGAGATACTGCCCAATTAATTAATTATAGACATGCAAATACAGCTAATGAAGAAGAGATTGGGTGTATTATAATTAATAATAAATTAAATACATTAGATCCAGATGAATTAATATTTAATGAAAAATATAAAAAACAAAATGAGCAAGTTATAAAAAATATTTTATATACATCATTATTTAGACTTAATTCTTACGCATCACGTTCTTCTAATATTAGAGCAGTAATAGAAATAAGGGTATACCATGATGGTTCAGGTAATTTAGATACTAAATTGATATTCTCAGCTAATAGATTACGTAATATTTTAATTAACCCTTCTTCTGTTGAACATTCAAAAGATCTTAAAAAAATGCAAGGATTCCTAGAGAAAGATAGTAAATCAAATTCTATAGTAAAACCAGTAGTACAAATAAGTATAAAAGATGATCCTGAAGGTAGATCGCCTTCTAGAAGAGCAAAAGATGCCGCTAGAAATATAGTTCAAGAAATGCAAACTAGGAATTCACCAAATAATCAATCAATAGATTTATTTGCAAACGCAATATATACTTCAATTATAGATTGTTATATAAAATTTGAAAATATTCAACCAGATAAAGAAGGAAAATCAAGTTAAAGGAATATAATGACTGTTCCTGTTGGTACATTAAAACTAGCAACTGTTAGTAAATATAATCCTAAATTAGGATTATTAGAAGTTGTTCTTGATTTGTCTGGACTTAAACAGCCTAAAAAAATAAATATTCCTTTCAGTCTTTATTCATTTAATGGATTGTTTATTGGAGGAATACCAGAACCAGGCACTACTGTTGTTGTTGGACAAGGAGAAGGTGAATGGTATTTCGTATCTTTCTTGATGAAAGATACATCTAGATTGCCAGATTTAAAATCTGGTGAAATATTATTACAAGCATCTAGTAATACATCAATAAAAATAAATAGAGATTCAACTATAAATATAGGGTCTTATTTAAATAAGATTTATATAAATACAGATAGAAATATTATAATAGATAATTTTAATAATAAATTATCTTTTACTGAAGCTTCTAGAGAAATAACAGGAATTGTTTTAAGAGATAAATCACCAAATGAAAACATTTCCAAAGAATCAAGATTAGATAATCCAAATTACGATAAATATTTAAAACCTATTGGATTAGATCCTAAATTTCCGGTTAATTCTGTTGATCGTGGTTCTATAAAGAATCCGGCATTTGTAGAGAAAAGAGAATTGATTTATGAGTTTGCTGGAACAACTACTATAGAAGATGAATTATTTGAATCTTCTTTATATGGGTCAACAAATGAAAATAAAAAAACATATCTATTGCCTAATAGAAGAAAAAATAGAACAGATACATTAAGTTTAAGTTTAGTTTCACCAAATTATTTAATTGAGACTGTTAAAGGTACAGTTGTAGATATTTTTGGAAATATTTTAGACCTTAATCGTCAGCCAATTCCAATTGGAAACAATAATATTACGTTAAATCCTAGTGGTGAAGCAGATAAAGTTAAAGTATATCTTAAAATTAGAGAGCTTCAAAGAAAAAGCATAGCATATCATTTTGAAATAAATGCAAGAAAAAATTTGATTGGACCTTCTGGAATACAACTTCCAGATATTAATTCAAATGCAGATTATTCTCGCAATCGAAGTAGATTCTTTTTAGATATAGATAAAGAAGGACAATTTAAATTAAATGTTCCAGCGTCTTCAGAAAATGGAAATATTCCACTATTAGTAAGATATGAGAATTATTCTACTTATGGTCCACAAGATGATGGAAATGTAAATAAGCATTATTTTAGAAAAGATGGTAAAGATATATTTGTTGATTCGTTTGCAAATTCAGAAAAGTCTACAATCAATATTACTGGCAATAAAGGTGTAAACGATAGTGGCACTACTATGGCTGGTATTATTATAGAAGATGAAGATGGTAATGTTGCTCCTACAGATAGAATTATAAAAATAGGTGATAATGAACAAACAATAAGACACAATACGCCATATCATAATATTTTAGATACTTGTTATGCAAGTCATACATCACAAGCAAATAAATATATTTCATATCAATATGAGCCATCATTTGATGTATCATCTATTCCTACCATTGATAATATAGTTACACCGGTTATTAAAGTAAGTGGTAAGGATGCTAATGCAGGTGGTAGAAGCGGGTCTATTAATTTTGATGGTTCTTTGGAAATGAGCATTGGGGCAAACACCATAGATAGACAATCATTGTGGTTAGATACTGCTGGTGGAATTTTAGCCAATATTGGTAGAGATAGAAACAATATAAGTGCAGCTGTATCTATGGATGGTGATTTAATTTTACAAGTTGGCGGAATGGGTATAAGTAGCGATAGCAGGTTTAAAACAAAAGGTTTTAATAATGGTTGGCGTCCAGGTGCAATTGACATAAGAGTGTTTAATGCTGGTTTTGATTGTACACTAGTTAGAATAGATAATGAGGGAATCAAAATAAGTACTCCAGGACGAATGATATTTCATTCTCAGGGGCAAATGACTTTTAGAAGTCAAGATTCAATACATCTCGATGCAGATCATATCATTATGCATAGCGGAGATCCACTGCAAAGTCCGGTATTAAAAGATGGAAGATCAAAATAATATTTGGAGATAAAATGATAAAAATTAATCAAACTGTATTAAATAAAATTAAATTGCAAGCAGAAGAAGCAGAAATTCAAGGGTTTAATAAATTAGCACAAGGTATAATTCAAGCTTTGAACGAAGATATTACAGATAATAGTGAATATTCTTTTGAAGAATTATCTAATAAAATATATTCCAGTCTATGGAAAATAGCTTTTGATGTTATTGGTTATCATAACTTAGAAAGTGTTGATGTGCAAAAACTAGACGAAACTATTACTGCATTATCATCTTCAGTTTTAACTGATATAGAGCATTCTTTGGATAAAAATGGCGATATAGGTCCAAATGAACCAATGTTGCCTGGTGAGATTAAATAATATTTCAATGATATATAATATTTACAATGCCTTGTCAACCCGATGATATTACTATTACAGAACCAGAAGGACCAGTCTTACCTGGTATACCAGGATTAGGTTCACCATTTACGCCTTCATTGCCAGATTCTTTATTTAAGATACCAGATGGTTTTCCAGAGGATTTATTAGATTTATTTAGAAAATTATCAATGATTTTGCCACCAGGCACCATTAAGCCAGGATTAACTCCAAGTTTTAGCAAAGATATTTTTGATGGTATTCTTAGTTTATTGGATAAATTTTTTCCATTTTTAATGGCTTATAAATTCTTTTTGCCAATATTAAATTTAATTATTTGTATAATTGAAGTATTATGCTCAATACCCAATCCGTTTAAATTATCTAGAGCCATAATTAGATTATTTAGAAATTGTATTCCAGAATTTTTGTCATTATTTCCAATATTTGCATTAATATTAATGCTAATTTCATTGCTGCTATTATTATTAGCAATTATAGAATATATTATTTTACAATTATTAAAAATAATACAATCTATATTAAGAAACATTAGAATGTTGGTTAAAGCTATTCGTAAAGCAGATGAACAAAGTATTTTGAGCATTGTTAAAAAAATAGGAATGATTCTTTGCGGGTTTCAAAATTTATTTGTTGTCTTAGCCATAATTTCTGCAATTATTCAAGTAATTAAAGATATTTTAAAACTTATTTTTAATATTCCTCCCTGTGATGATGCAGACGACACAGATACTGAGGGATGCTGTACAAACGATGTATGTCCTAGATTTATTCGTGAAAACGGAGAGATGAAAAGATTTACTGGCACTCTACAATATTATCCTGCCGTATATGCATCGTCGTCTCTTTTTACTTCTCCTCCATTTAGCTCGCTATTTTCTCTAAATATTAGAAATGAAAGTCATCAATTTTTTGATGCAGAAGCAACAACTTATCAACAATTTATAAATATTACTGACGCTGCTGACATTACAAATATTTTTCCGCAACCAAAACCAGTTTTCTTCCCAACAGATTCCAATTACACGGCTTCAACTCCTCCTGGTCAAGTTCCATATGTTGTAGATTTACGATTGTTTTATAATCCAGAAGATTGGGGACGATCTGCTCCTCCTCTTGTAACAACAATTACAACTGATAATAAAACAACGATATTTGAAAATGGAATAAACACATTACAAAAACCTTTTGTTAGTACATTTAATCTAAAATTTCAAATTGTAAATCCTACTACTCATGAAGTTGTAGCATCTGGAACAGATGGAGTTATTACTTCCGGTACATCAAAATTTAATAGTAGTTTAGTTAATTTCCAGAATATACCAGGAATTACAGGTTATAAAATTGTTATTGATGATCCTTTTAACGAAGGAAATAGAGGTGGATTTAATATAATATCTGTAGATAATTCAAATGAATTAACTATATCTAAGCCAGCATTTAATCCAAAATCTATTGTAGGCAGGTTTATTAGATTTAAAAATTGTATTGTTAAGTATGCTCCTACTACATCATTATTGAATTATGATAATACATCAATAAATATTCCAACTGGTGTGTTAACATTAGTTGGTGGTACTGGAACAGAAGATGATGGCAGTGCTTTGTATGGTTATGAAATAGATGGAAAAACTCAAAGTTCACAAATTGCTACATTAGAAAATTTCTTATTTAGACCTGCAGTAAGAAAAGAAAATCCAACATTATCACCATTTGATCCAGAGATGTCTGGACGAACAATTAAAAATGTTGAATATACTTTTAGAATTCATTATGACGTATTATTACGAAAATCATTAATTACTTTAGGATGTTTACCAGAAGTAAAATTAAATAAAAATTTTGTAAATGAAATATTTGCCAACAATTCTTCTTTTAAATATTCTGCATTAGTTGCCGCAATTAATGGTACTGATGGTAATATTTTTCCTGATGTTGCTGGTTTACAGGATTGTATGTCTATAGCCTTGGATGCATTTAGAAAAAATATGAGTGAAGAAGGTGCAGCAATATTTCAAGCTACTTGTATAGCTTGCTTAGAAAAAGCAAAACAAGATACACATGCCGCATTAACAAATATTATTGGTATTGGATTTGATCCTTGCAAGAGCACATTTACTTTAACTCCGGATACACAGTTTACTGGAAAACCTATTAATGTGCAAGTTCAATTAAATGAAAGTAATGGAGTTTCAATAGCTGATAATTTACCACCAGAAGTATATAGTAATTTAGAATCTAGATTAAGCGCCATTTTCACATTTGGTAAAATTAGTGGATTTAAATATGATGGAACAAGATATTTTAATTTACAAATAAATAGTGATGTTGCCGGATCTGGAACAATTCAAATTGCTTTTGATAATCAAATATTTTGTGACGTAAATATTCCTTCTGATATTAATCAGCCGCCGACAAATAAATTAAGAGAGCTTCCATATAAGTTTGTATTTGTACCAACACTTAAATCTGATCTTCCAATTGATACTGGAGAGGGCGATATTGATGGTGCTCCAAGAAGAGATGAGCATGATGTATCTAGAGATAAAGAAGGTAGCTAATGGTTATTGATGATAATAATCAGGAAAACTCATTTGATAGTCAAAATAATGAGATTAATATAGAACAGTTATATAATGATTTTATTCGAGAGATTGATTTATTTAGAAGCAGAGTAGATGGTAAAAAAGTTTTTCCTGATAAAATCTCAAAAGAGAATGTAAATGTCATTAGTACAACTACAGAAGTTAGTGATTTTCCTGTTGAAAGTCGTTGTCATGCTTTTTATAGATTAATTGGGTTACCAGTTGTTTCTAATACTTTTTCATTTTATAGTCCAGGATTTAATAAAGATGTAAATATTGATAAGCAATTACTTGAACGTCAAGTTACGATTGCTAATCAAGTATTATCAAATAAAAACTTAATTAAAATTTTTGATCTTCGTGAAAGTTTTCATATAAATATGACGAAAAAATTTGAATTACAAAATTTTGAATCTGGAATCATAGCTTTAACAAATTCAAATAATTATAATAGAAGAGAATTTAATTTATCTATTAGAGATTCAAATCCATCTGATATTTTTGAATCAATAAAGCAAATACATTCAATTAATTCTTCTTCATTTGTAAATTCTTTAGGAATACCATTAAGCTATTATAAAGATGATTCTGGAAACTCTATAAACGGAGTTGAAGCACGTCAACATATAATAAAACCATTTATTGTTGATCCAAGAATTGATTATAGTGTTGGACCAGCAGAGAGACGAATAGCTGCACCATTTCTTTTAACTAAAAATTCTCTGAAATTAAATGATGATGTATATCTTAAAAGACCATATATTGAAACTGTTTGTAGAGTCAGATTAAATCCATCTAATAATAAAGATCATTTAACTGAAACACAATTGGCAAATTTAGAAGCTTTTAAAAATTCTGATACTTTTAAAAATTTAAATATAGTACAAATATTTAATACATTACAACCAAATGAGAAAGAACAATTATTTAGATTTATTAATATTTTTCGTGCAATGGGGCAATTATTAATTAAATCGTATAGAGAAATAGAAAAAACAGAATCATTGTATGATTGGATTCCAATTCCAAATAAGAATGGTCCTGAATATGGATCCGATACTAGGGATGTAACTCAACAAAGTAATGCTGTTCAATCTACACAGCGCGATCAAGAAATTAAAAATAAGACATTAAAAGCGGAAATAGATAGCATTTTAATTAAAGTATTGGGACATAATCCAAATGATTTAGGAGATTTCGTATTTTCTGATATTCATTTTTCTCCTGACCCTGAAAATTCACGATCTTTTGGAAATATAAATAAAGATAATTTAGATCATATGTTGCAAGAACGTAAAAATGCTTGTAAGAGAGCTAATGATGCTCTTAAAAATATAGAAATTATTACAGGAGAATTTAGCGGATTTGGATTTTGTGATATTATTGCAATATATTCTGCTTTATGGTTGATAGATATTAAATATTTAGAAGGATTATTGGATGATGAAGCATTTTTTAGAGCACAAAGCACAAAAGGAATTGTAACTACTGTTATTTTACCGAATCAAAGACCAAGTATACAAAAATGTTTAGAGGAATTTGAAAAGAAAGTAAAAGAAATGTATGAATTAATGGAGAAAATTTATCAAGATTTGCTAACTAATATTGATTTAAATAATACAGCTTAAGTATCTAATAATTTTGTATAAATACGGAGCTGTAATGTCTTTCGATCTAAAAATAAAAAATGGCGATTTTGATCTAATAAATGGAGATTTAAAAACTGTTGTAGATACTGAAAAGCTTATACAAGATATTTTAAAAATTGTTTTATCTCCTATTGGCTCAAATCCGTCTCATCCATGGTATGGATCTTATTTATCTAAAAGTCTTATAGGATCAGGGTTATCTACAGATATTATATTTCAATTTGGACAATCGCAACTTCAAAATGCTTTAGAAAATTTGAAGTCTTTACAAGATTCTCAGGTAAAAAGTTTTCAAACTGTATCTGCCGATGAGCAAATTGGTGCAATTTTAGATATTTCTTTAAATAGAAACTCTACTGATCCAAGACTATTTGATGTTTTTATAAAAGTAGTAACTAAGGGGTATAAACCAGTAACCGCAGCTTTTACTATAAGTACCATATAGTAAATTTTAAAAATAAAAGATATATCTATAAAATAGAGGAAATATGGTTACTATTCGTAGTGTAAATGATATAATACTTGGGTTGATAGATTTTTATAAATTATCTCAACCAAATTTAGATACAAAGCCAGGTACTGTAGCTAGAGATTTACTGATTGATGCTCCTGCTAATCAATTAGCTTTATTATATGATGAATTGTCTGTTATTTCAGATCTTCAATCATTTAGTTTAGTTAGTGGTTCAGATTTAGATAAATTGGCCAAGAATTTTGGTTTAACAAGGAAAACAGCCACACCAGCAAGTGGTGTTGCCTTATTTACTTTTAATTCATTAAATGCACCAATTGCCATTAATAAAGGTGATACAGTATTGTCATCAAATGGAGTATCGTTTACAGTACGAAATGGTATTTCTATACAGCCATCACTTAGCAATTTTTATGCTTCTATTGCCTCTAAATATAAAAATGATTTAGATTTTCTTGGAATCAAAGATATTTATGCTGTTGAAGTTACTGTACAAGCATCTACATTTGGTACTATAGGTAATATTAGTAAATATTCATTGAATAGAACTAATATTTCTGGTATTAATAATGTTACCAATATAAATTCATTCTCTGGTGGTAATAATCAAGAAAGCGATGCAGTATTTCGTGCTAGGGTATTATCAACATTTAGTGGTTCTAACATTGGAACTTCGTTAGGTTATAAGAATGTTGCATTATCAACAGATGGAGTATTAGATGCTTTAGTTATTGAACCTGGTGATCCATTGATGACTAGAGATGGTACCGTAGTTACCACAAATGCTGATGGATCTAATACTATTATATCTGAAGGTACAGGCGGAAAAGTTGATATTATTATTTTGGGAAAGTCTTTAAATGAAAATATTGATAGTTTTATCTATCAAGATAAAAGCAATCAAAACGATCCAACTAATAAAAAAAATGATTTTGTACTAGGACAAATTGCTGGAGATGAAAATAAAACAATCAACAGAAAAAGAATTGATAATATTGCTAATGGATCATTACCAGCACAACCAGTAGAACAAATATTGGAAGTAACAGGATCTAGTAGTGGTTCAAATTTTAAAGAAAAATCTATTGATGAATTCGGAAGAATATCTGGAAATTATGAATTAGTAAAAGACACTAGTGTATATGCAGGTTCACCTTGGGGGTTTGATACATTTCATTGGATCGATAATAAAGTGACTTTTGAAGAAGACAAAATTAAAGGTCAATTTAATGGACAAGATTCTCTTACTTATTCAGATGTATTAGAAATACCTAGAATACAGCAAAATATTCCAATTATTAATGAAAATAGCTCAGTAACATCAGATCGATCAATAATTCAATTATTACATACACCATCAACAAATGTTACTAGAGTATTTAATGTAAATACTGGAGAAAGATATTTTATTACTAATCAGAATGTAGATGGGTCAGGATCTATTAATACTACAGGTAGAATTAAAATTTCTGGAACTACATTGCCATCATCAAGTGATATTTTACAAGTTGATTATAATTGGATAACATATTATGATCAATATGCAGATTATGATGGAAGAGCTTTAACTTCTAATTTAAGATCTGTAGTAGATAGTGTAGATTGGGGCTATTCATCTTTAGTTAGATCAGAAAAAACAAAATTTGTCAGAAATAATTCAAATACTTTTTTTGTCGCAAATGTTGCCCACCCAATTTCATCTATTATTTCTGTTAAATATGGAAATTTAGCTGAAGGTACAGTATCAACTATTACAAGTGGTATATTTACTGGAAGACTTTCTATCACAATTAGTCAATTAACTGATTATGTAAATTCAATAGATAGTGTTGTTTTAAAACATACTTCTATTGAAGCTTATTCTACTGCACAAAATGATGGTATTTTTAGCGTATCTACACAAGTAATAGGAATAGATGTTTTATATACAGTAACAATCATTTTGCCACATGATACGCCTGTTAAAGCTGGAGATCATGTTGTGGTATTATTTAATTCTACTGATGTTTATAATGTTGCAAATTCATCTGGCAATTTTAACAATACAGAAATTACAATTCCTGTTTCTAATATTAATACGATAGCAAATAAATTATTTCTAAATGTAGATTATATTGCTAGTACACAAACTTTATTATCGTCTAATATAACAAATTTTCCTGTTAGTAGAGTTGGTAACGGTTTTGAATTTAATAAGACTGTTGGGTTTAACAATAAATACATATCTAATATTTTAAGAAAAGAAAATTTAGTTGTTCAAAAGAATGTAAGTAATCAATTTTATGTAGAATTGTCTTTATCCAGTTCGGAATCATCTTTAAATACAGATCAGATAGTATCAATTATAAGATTGAATGATAATGTTGAATTATGGAATAATGATAATGTTGGAACAATTAGTACAAATGTAATTAATAATAAATTCCAACTTATTTTAAATGGCTTTAATTCTCCCGCTATTGGAAATAATGTATTAGTAATTTATATTGCATCTGATATTCGTAAATTTCAGCCGTTCACTTTTAGTAATGAAGTTATTAAAAGTAGATTTGCTACATTACAATATAATTCTACAAACAATTCTCTTATTACAAACATACAAAATTTTGTTGCGCAAAATGGAATATTTTTTAAAATATTGGAACCAAATTCAGATATTGAATTAGTATCTAGATCTGACGGTTATTTAACTCCACAAACTAATTCATCTTCTGCTACTTTTAGCTGTTTTGGTTTTAATTTTTCTTCTATTCGTGGTTTAGAAAATAAAAAAATAAGAATATACAATTCTTTTATACAAGATAATAATGGATTATATGATATTTCTTCTTATGATACATTAAATAACACGTTTACGATATCTAATAAATTAAATCATATAAGTAACAAACAAATTTCAGTAATAAGATTATCAGACAGTCAAGATTTATGGGATGATTCATGTGTAGTTTCTACAGCTACAAATAGTTTAACGATTCCTTTTAGATCTCAGGCTTCTTCTGGAGATAAAGTATTTCAAATATATTTAAATTATAACAATTTAAAACAAACAACAACTAAATTGTCTGTTAATGTATCTGATCAAGTATTAAACTCTGGTGTAATAACTGTTGTTGGCAATACTTTAATGAAAGCTGCAGATATTGTTTTTACAGCAACAGCAAATGGTTTAAAACAAAATATCAATGAGGCAATGCGCAAGGTTCTTAATTTAAATAGTCAAACTAGTTTACCATCTAATGTAAAATTAGTTAAAATAGCTAAACTAGAAAAAGTTAGTACTGTATCATCAGGTAATGATGAAGTATTATCAGTACATAATTCATATGATATTAATGGAACACATTTGAGAGATAATTCTTATTTTTCTAGAAATTTTATCGAAGATACTTCATTAGGAAATTTAGAGTTTATATTGCCACCCACATTTAATAATATTAGTGATAATACATCATTTAATAATATTCCTAAAATAGGAGATAAATTAAGAATAACATTTTATTATGTTACAATTGGAGATTCTGAAAATCTTTCATTTACTAGAAATGGCACATTATATACAAATAAATCTTTTGGTTTAATTGATAAAATTTTTGTAGCATCAGGATTTTCTAACTCTATTTCAACTAAAATAACCACTTCAGCTTTTAACCAACCAATTACTGGTTCAAGATATAAAGTTACATATAATTATACTGCCCCAAAAATTAATGAAAGAATAACGTTAAGATATAATTACAATAAATTAGTTTCTGACGTTACTTTTAATATAGAGACATCTAGACCAATAAATGCTGATGTTATTGTAAAAGAGGCAAAATCAATATCTGTAGATTTAACAATGAATATTGTTATAACTGAATCTAAAAAGACATCATCAACTTTAATTAAACAAAATTTACAAAATGCGTTGATTACAGCGCTGAATCAAAACGTTTTGGGAGGCGTTATTGATTCTTCTGATTTAATAAATACAGCGTATTCAATTGATGGTATTGATAGAGCTAGAATATTATTTTTCAACAGATCTAACTCTATTGGACAAGTTTTAAGTTTAAAGGCACAAAAAAACGAATATTTCGTTGCTGGAACTATAACAATTAATGAAGAAACAAGATAATGGAAAATATTAGAATATTAACATTGCAAGTAACTAGTAGCACATTAATTATAGCTACATTTACGCACAATTTAGATCCTAATATAGACTCATCTAATGTAGTGATCTTAGCAGATTCTATACATGTTCCAGATCCACAAATTTTACAAGTTAAGATTTCTTCAAATGAAATGCGTATTACTACGCAACCATTAACACCTTTTGCATCTTATTTTATTACTTTTAAATCAAGTAATATATTATTTAAATCAATTAATGGTGATGCTCTTTTAATAGAAGATGGTGTAACAAACAAACATTTCTTTTTGGGACCAATGGAACCGGATAATGTTGTTAAAGAATTTTTAACAAATTATCTACGAAATAATATTTATAATTTAGATGATAATACAACAATAGTTAGTTCTACCATACAAGCATTATCTTTAATATTATCTAAAGCATTATATGCAATAAGACAACTAAAAAATGAAAATTATTTGTCTTTTACAGTTAATGATGAATTAAAAACAAGATCTGCAGGTCCTTTTGATAGATTAAATGAGGAAGGCGCATATAAAGTTTTAAGAGTTGGCAGAACGCCTTCTGGGACAAAAGCAAATAAAGAAAAAAGCCATAATATTTTTCCATTTTATCCTGTAACTTTAAAATCAGTGTCTACTACTGAAGTGTTGTTTCCTGATTCAGAGGATAAAATTGGCAAATTTAATATAAATAAGCTAGTTTTAAATTTATCAAAAAACCCAATTACCAAAGTTAATAATATTGTATTTAATTTATCTTTTGGTCCAAATCTTACTTATACATATTCAATAGAAAAATTAGGGTATAGAATTCATAGTTCAAAATATGATCAAGAATTTGGATTTAGTTATGATATATTAGATACAAATCAAATATTATTAAACGAAACTATATTATCAGATTCTAATTTTTCGTTAAATAATATAACTTCTGTTCAAGTATCATATGAATATAAAAACAATGGAATAATTATTGATGCTTCATCTATAAATGTTTCTACGGTTTTAGTTTCATCTCGTGAAGTTATTCCGCCAATTGTTAATGTTTTTCATTTAAATCATGCGCCAATTGTTAATAGCTCTGGTGATATAGTTAAAACTGGCGGTATTACTTTTATAGATACAAATAATAGTATTGATCACACTCATAAGGCATTTTTATATGAAATACCTTTTACATTAAGCGGCATTCCTTCCAGACCAGGAGAATATTCTGTTGACTATTCTACAGGCACAGTATATGTGTATGGAGCCGATTCCTTAAATGATGGTACTGGTCCATTTCCACCTGTTGTTACTTATAACTATAAACATTTTTATGAAAATGAAATAGATTATGTATATGATGAAGAAGAAGATGAAGGCGATTTAGTTGCTCTACCAAATGGTAGTTTGATTAATAATGCAGGAACAGTTAGATTTTCTTATGAAGAAGTATTAATACCTGGGCAGGATTATGAAGCTAATGTTCATAAAGAAGAGTTATCTGAAAGAATTGAAAATAGGCTACTAGCTTTAAATATTTTAAGAACAAAAAAAGCGCCAATTACTAATGTTTTTAGAATTTATAATGAAACTTCTGGAGAAATTTATGGTATAACTAGATGGGATGACAATAAAATTTATTTTAAATATAAAAATGCTCCTCGTGTTTTAACCGCTAAAAGAGAAAGAGCAAATTTTGCAAATCAAATAAATGAAATATTATTTGTTAATACGTCTACATCTCATTTAGTTGGTAAAATATTTAAAATACTATTAAAAAATAATAATATTATTGCTCAAACAGAAGATAGTTTAGGATCTTCTATTAATACAAGTATTAGATTTTCCAATCTTAATGTATTTGTTAATGAGAAATGGTTTAATAGAGAAGAAACGATATCTGAAAATACAAATAGATTAACTCAATTTGGAGATTATTGCATAGATTATTTAAATGGAGTAATTTATTGTTATGTTTCTAACGTACAAAATATAGAAATTGGATCTGTTAGCTATAAATATAAAAAAATATCTCCAAATAATTCACATGTAATTACAGTTAATGATATTTATTATCAATTTAATGAAAATGTTCCAAAAAATAAAACATTTTCATATTCGTCATTTGACGAAGGAGAAATTATTCCTAAAACTATAGATTTTTCTGATGAAATTTCAAAATATAATGAGTTATTATATCCGTATCAGATAAAAGATTCTGAAATTGGCATTTTTACTACATCTGGCTTTATTCCTGGTGTAACTGATTCAATTAAATTTGTAAGATCTATTTATGAATTTGATAGTTTAAAAAACGATATTAATCCAATTAATTTTGTTCTCGGTGCCACTTTTTCTGGTAATACAATAAATGTTTATCCTATAAATAATATAGAGTATGAATTTGTGCAACATGATGGAACACATTACTTTGTAAATATTCCAGAAAAATTTAATTATTTATCCCCCAATATAAATATCAATATTTCTATAATTAGGCAATCAGATGGTTATGAATTATGGGATAATTTTGGCACAATAGTGCCAGGTAATCCGGTTAAATTAATTTTGTCAGGAATAAATTCTCCTTCTGTTGGAGATGCAGTATTAGTTAATTATACTTTTAACATTAATAATTTGTCTAGGGTAGTAGTAGATTATAATAAGGGAGATTATTTTATTGATTATAATTATTTGGCAGATGAAATTGTAGTAAGTTATGAATATGGAGATAATGTTTTAGATTTTAGAGCTGGAAATAGTTTAAATTTTGGAGATAATTATTATGTTAGTTATAAAGTTGGAGCTTTACGTGATGCCTTACTGAAAAATTTTGGAACATTAATTGATATTGAGCATCTTAATACTTTTGATATTGATTTAGATAGAGAAAGATACAGAGATGCGTTAATGGCAGCATTAGAATCATTTATACAAGGTCCAACTATTTCTGCTATTAAAAATATTGGAGATAAAATATCTCATATTGAACCAGAAGTTATTGAGTCAATATTTCAAAATTGGTCATTAGGTAACAGCCTGTTGAATCCAAGATCAATTGAAACTAAAGGAAAATTTTCCATTCTTCCTGCGCATCATGGAAATGGAGTATTAATAAACAATGTAGAACAACAAATTACTTTTCCATTAAATTCAAATTTAAAATTTGAATCAGGATCGTTTGAAACTTGGTTAATACCAGAATGGGATGGTATAGATAATAATTCTGAATTGATATTCTCTGTATTGAGGGATGGATATATTATGAAATCCAATAAAATATTTATTGGAGCGCTAGAATATCATCCAGAATATAATGATGGTTCATTTAAATTAACCAAATTTTCCAATGTGTTTGGTACACCTAATACTAATAAGGATGGTTTATATATTTATTATGATAAAGATATAAGTGGCAAATTTAATAGATGGTATGTTAAAGTAGTAGATGGATATACCGATGGATATATATATGGTCCGGCAAACTATGTAATAAATATAAAATCTAATGGAGTATTTTATGATACTAAGTCCATAGCTTCTACTATGCCATCTAATATGAAAACAATAACAGGAATTAATAGTCTAACTATTAAAATTAATGGAGGAGATCCTATAAGTCAAGGTATCACATTTATTTGTGATAAAGAACATTATATATTGGATTTTGGTGAAGAGGTAGCTAAAAACAGATTATCTTTATTTAAAGATCCAAGTGGATATTTTAATTTTAGAGTTTATGATAAGTTTAAAAATCCATATTATATTAGCGCTGATGTTTCATCGTGGAAAGCACATGAAAAACATCATATAGCTATTTCTTGGAAATTAAATACTAAAAATAGTCGCGATGAAATGCATTTATTTATTGATGGATTTGAAGTTCCAAATATTATTAAGTATGGAAATAAATTGTCTCCTTATTTACATGAAAAATATAGAACTATTAATCCAGAACAAATAATTGGAGTTGCTAACAAAGATATTGTTGGATCAAATGATTTAGTTACCGTTCAAGGATCAAATATAGTAACATCATCTATTAATTTTGGAAGTTTTAATATCTCAATAGGAGATACTATATTTATTGAAGAACCTGGATTTTCTAATACTGGATACACTATTATATTAATTAATGGAAATCATTTAACTCTAAATGTGCCTATGCCAATAAGCATGTCGGCGGCAAAATTTTCTATAAATAAGCAACAGTTTGTAGTAACATCAGAAATAGATATTTATCCGAATATAGCTGTTTCTACCATTAGTAAATTGTTTGAAGCTTCAGATCTTATAGTTACCGATGGGTACAATACTGTTACAGCTATAACTAATTTTATTACACAAGGTGTAGAACCAGGATATTTAATTGTAATTGACCATCAATCATTTCCATCAGTATATACAATTCTTAATGTATCAAATCATTCGTTAGTTATAAATACTACTTCTACAATTTCTGCTTCTGGTTTGTCATATAGAATTTATCCAAATAAAGAAGTTGAAATTCCTGGAGTTAGAGCATTAAAACCAGCTTATAATATATCTAAAGATGGTTATTTTAATAATATTATTACTTTATTAAATACAGTAAAAAGTAAAGATTTACTAACCATTAAAACTTTAGGACTTAATTTTAGAAAAATTAAAAAAAGATATTATGTATGGGGAGATAATGTAGAAAATATAATAATGACTCGTCTACCTCCACCAATTTCATTGGATGAAGCAGATATAACTAGAATTATTATTCCGTCCTCATTAGTTGGACCATCAAATTCTACTTTATTATCTGGTATATTTTATTCTAATAATATTATTGGTGCTAAAACATCTAATTCACAAAGTGGTAGAACTTTATCTGTTAATATTGCTGGAACTAATATTGATTTTTCTATTCCTGTTGAAGTAAAAATAACTGGTCAAGTTGGATTTTATACTTTAACAGAAACAGTATTATTCAATGAAGCTGGTACAAAATTTACAACAAATAAATTTCTATCTGTAGATTATATAAATGTAAAATGTAAACCAATTTATACATCTAAGAATTGTCTAACTATTGAAGTAAAAGAAAAATATAGAATTACAAAACCTGAAAATAGTGCGCATGCACCTGTGGTAAGATATGCTTATCAAATGAGAGCGGGATCACACTTACAAAGTGCTGGGTATGATGTAGTAAAGGACGGATACCAAGTATTTAGTAGTTTAGATGTCGGAAATCATTTAGTTATACATTCTCCTCCATCTGTTGCAGGTTTCTATAAAATAAAAGGAATATCGTCAGATTTTCATTCGTTGACTATAGTTCCGACTATTCCATCATTTTCTTTGCCATTACCTAGTTTTACTGGAGGTACATATGAAATATTAAATACAACAGAACATAGAACAGGTTTACAAAATGGCTTCTTTACATTTGAACAAGATTTATTGGTTGGAGAGCCATATTTATTAGAAAAAGGGTGGTATGAATTTAATTATAATACTTATTTGATTTGTAAAATTGATCCTATAATGAAAGATGCATTTATTGGATCTGATTTTAATGGAAATAATCATATTGATGCAATAATTAATGAATTAAAAATAACATCAAATATGATGACGGATACTAGAATCGGTGAAAGTGTAGGAGAAAATGAAAGATCTATAACAAAAGATTTTAATTCATTAAAGGAATTAAAAAAAGATATTAATACATTAATGTTAGTGTCTTTTGATTCTTATCCATTTATTAATATGGCTGATTTTTATATTAATTATGAAGATAAACCATATGTTCAAGCAGATGTGTCTGTTAATGATAAATTTTCAAAAAGTGTGTATATTACTGATAAGCCTATAATTTTACAAAATTCAGGAATTCTTGATACAAAAAAGGATGGTACTATTGAATTTTGGATAAGCCCAATTCATGATACTGCCAACGATCCACATGTTAGATTTTATTTTGATGCTAGTAGTGCAGTAATAGAAGAAATTACTAGTGAAAATAATTCTGTTGTTCGTATTAATGGTAAAGCTTCAAAAATATTAAGTGTTAAAACTATAAATAATCCAAATATAGATTATTTTGCCGGTGGCTCTTTAGAATTAGATTACAGTGGAGCTATAACTGAAAACGTTATAAGTTTAAATATTGGATCCACTAAAGTTTCAAATGATATTTTACAGGTAATAAGTGTTAAAATAGTAAATGATCTTTCTGAAACAGATTATTTTGATGGTGGATCAATTGATAAAGATAAAAGAACAATATATCTATCAAAACCGTTACCATCAAGTCCATTAAATCTCAAAGTTACTTATAAAACAATAAAATCTAATTTGAATATAATTAATAATCAAATTATTAAATTAGGTAGAAGATTACCAAATCATAAAACTAAGGTATTAGTAACTTACATTCCTAAAGGATTACAAGGAGATAGGATATCTATTTTTAAAGATAAATCTGGTTACATTAATTTCAATGTTCACGCTTCTAATATAGATTATTTAGTACGAGCGCCTATTTATTGGGAAAAGAATTCTTGGCATAGAATAAAAGCGAGTTATAAGTTTAATGGTAATAAAAATTCTGATGAAATTAGATTGTTTATAGATGGATATGAGAGAGGAAATGTATTGTTTGGCACCAATTTCTTATTTGGACAGCCGCACGTATATGGTTCTTCGTTTGCCGGTAATACTAATATCATTAGATCAATTAAATTCAAAGATAATATAAATACTTTATTTATAGGATCTCAATTTACAAAAGAATCAGCTGCATTTTGTTTAATTGATAATTTAAGAATAAGCAATATTTCTCGTCCAATTTATGCTCCATATGGAGAACCATTAGATATAAATTATAATAAAAATATAAATGTAGTTTTGCCTGTAACAGAAGACCTGTATACAACTTATTTGATGAATTTTGAAACATTATTATCTAAAAATGAAGATTTTATTCTATTAAAAAATAAAAAATCTGGAATATTTGATTTTTCTGTAAATATTTTTGATTCATTTGGTATAATTAATAATAACAGTAAAATAAAAGCAATATTGGAAACCTTAATTAAGGCTCTTAAGCCTGCAAATAGCAGGGTTTCCATCAAATATATAAAATAATTGAGTTAATCTAATAATAAAGTATACTAAATAGAGACAATTATGACAAAAAAAGAGCCAATTTCAGGTATACAAAATATATGGTTTGATTCAGAACAGGTTGATGATTCTGATTTAAAAACAGAACAGGAATATAATAATTCCATTCAATCTGGATTGATAAATAACCATATAGGATCTGGTGTTTTAGCAGAAACTGTAACAACAAATATTATATTTGATTCTTTATTACATTCTGGATTACTAGATGGAACTAATGTACAGCCACAAAATCAACCAACAGATACAACTTTAGGTAACCAATTAGAGGTCGAGCTAACTGAATCTAAAGTTACATCAAAACGCACAGTTAAAGTATGTATCATAGGATTAGATTTTCAAGGTAATTTACAATATGAAAGATTTGAATTTAAAGTAAATGAAAAACAAAATGGAACAAAACATTTTGTTAAAGTATTATTGATTTTATTTAATGATTTTATTGGAGTTGAAACAACATCATTTAATTTGGGTGGAAGAATTGTAATTAGAGAGTCAAATCCGTTTTCTCTTTCAAGGAATGCTATTATGGCTTCACAAGATGTGATGCCGAACTTATTTTTTAGAGATTTTTTTACAACAACAACTTTGTCATTAAATCTATTATTAAATTCAGCTCTACCATTATATAATGTAAACAATTTAAATATTACTACAATTGAAAAAACAAATTATGCCTTATTAAAAGGTGATGTTAGTTCTCAGATTGGTCAAAAGTTTTTAGCAACAACTAACAATATTCAAAAAATTAGTTTGTTATTATCAGTTAAAAATAGTGAACCAGGATCAGAATCGGATTTAGCTTGGCAAGGAGATATAATTATTAGTGTTTATCCTTTACAAACAGCAATAGACTGCCCTACTGATATTGTTCCTGATTTGCTAATTGATTTTTCACCATCAAATATTCCTTTAGCTCAAATAAGTGAAAATTATAATTCTTTATTGGCTAGAGGTATAGTGCTTGATTCAGTTCCACAGCCTGTTGATTTTATTTTTAGTAATTCCTCATTATCAGGAGGAAATGTTATTGTTCCAGGTTCATATTATGCTGTTACTATAAAAAGATCTGGGTCAGCTAATAAGTGTGATATTTTAGTTTCTGCCGGCAATAGTTTGGGATCTAATGCTAGAGTTACACTGTTTAATGGAAGTGTGTGGACAGATATTGTAGAAGATGATTTATGGTATAGAATTTGGACTGATTCTGCTAAAGTATCTGACGGACAAGCATATGAGACAGGAAAAGGGTTAGTTATTCCAAAAACTAAATTAAATGAATCATCTGGTGTAGTTGAAGATTATGTATTAAAAGATCTTTCGTTTGTTGGTAATGATATATTTAGAGCAGCTTTATTTTCCAAAAAAGAATTAAGTGGCGCTATTCAAGATCAAAGAACTGGTAATTTAGTACAATCTAGACAACAAAATGTTCCAGATATTAAATTATTAAATTCTTTAGATTTAGCTAATTTAGATAAAACTACAGAAACGTTTCTATTTGGAGCTATATCCGATAAAAATAAAAAGAGTTTTGATAACATCAACACAAATATTGTGTCCAATATGCATTCATTTGCTATGGCAAATAATGAACTGTTGATTAGAATTATTGATGATCCAACAGATGGATATAGATATGATACTAGTGTTACTTCACTAGTATCATATTTATTAAATGGTGACTTAGTAAATGCAAAAATTATTCCAAATATTAATAATTTAAACAATTATTTTAGAATTGGTCGTGCCGAATTATGTTCCATGATTTATGGAGATGTAAATGGTGATGGAGTTGTAGATGATAAAGATTTAGAAGAGTTAAACAAGTTATTAGGTGCAAATCTTAATCTATCTCCTCCACTTAATACTTCTATTGTTACTGATGGATATACTACGACCGTAACTAATGGATACAATACTTTTATTGATATTTTTAAAACTGATACAGGCATTTCATTTCAAATTGTTGATCCTAATACAAATTTAGTAGTTGCATCTGGTACAGATGGAGTTTTAGTTGCGAATCCAAATGATGGATCATTAGCACAGTTTAGTAGTGCATTAGTTACATTTGGCAATATTGTTGGATTAAGTTCATATAAATTAGTTATTTTAACTTCATCTGTACAGGCAAATAAAGGAAGTTTTACAATATCTGGCATAGATGCCATGACTGATGTTATTACAATTCATAAATTAATTTATAATTCTGAGAATTTTGGCAAAATATTTAGAGCAGATCTTGATGGAGATTTAATTATTACAAGTAATGATGGATATTTATTATCTAATTATATAGACAAAGTTCCATTTCAGCCACATTTTACATATCCTCCACCAGCAACTAACCCTTATACCAAAATAGGAACAAGATTTAATGTAATTAAATTAATATTGGAAAAATATGTTGATAGAACAGATGATTATACATCTGCAATAAATACTAGACATAACGATTTACATACAACACCAAATATATTTGCCACTGATGGTTATTATGCTTCACATAATTATTTAAATCAACCTGTTACATTTTTGATTGTTAAGCAACAATATTGGGAAGATTATTTGGTTGTTGTTAATAGTAAACCACGATTAGTTCCAACTGTATTTACTTCTAAATATGGTTTTAATAAATTTGAATGTATTTTGCCTAAAGGTGAAAAATGTGATACGTATGGATCTACATTAGAATTTGATCCTGGTAGAATTGATGTATTCGTTCCTAATAATTTAATTTTGGGAGATGGCGGAGAATTACAAAGACCTGATGGTTACTTTTATAAAGTAGATTTTGAAGTAGGTACTATTACTTTTGAAATACCAGATGGTTTATTTGGTGCAGAACGAACAATCGATTTAATGGGCGATTTTATTGTAGATTATAATGGTCTAGGAACAACTAGATTAGGTTTTCCTGCCATGAGATTTGCTGACTGTTCTTTTGTTACTAATGATGCTTTAGCAAAAGATCAAATTAGATTTTCTGTTTCTGTGCAATCATTTTCTCCAAATACTAATGGATTAGATATTGATGGTTATCAAGGTGCAATAGTAGATGGTAAAATTGGAGTATCAATAGATCATCAAACTGGATTTTTAACTCTTAATTTTACAAATCTATATCAAGATAATATCTTACCAACTTTAAATACTAAAGTTCAAGTGCAAGTTTTCCTGAAGAAAGGTGGTTTTAATAATCAGACTTTGTTTGTTGATTCAACTAAAGTTAAAAATATATTAGAATTAATAAGTGTATGGAGCGGTCCAAATGTAGGAGGCGCTTCGGCTTTAGTTGATTTAAGTAATGATGTAAGTGGAATTATGCCAATTATTCATGGCGGTACTGGATTAAATCAGACTGGAGTATATGGAACTGTATTAATGAGTTCTGGAACTTCGTTAACTTATCAATTCGTCTATAATCTTCCAGGCACAATTTCATATTCTACTGGAATACCAGATGCCAATAGAGTTCCAAAAACAGATGGTTATGGATTATTAGATCCAAGTTTTTACTATAAAAATCCAGTATATATATATGGCGTAGCTGGTATAGTATCGCATGATGGTTATACTCCTGCAACAATAGGGGCATTTACATTTAGATTTGATAAATATATTTTACAAGGAATTAAAGATATTAAACTTGAAGCTATATTGGAAACAACTAACCCTTCACATACTGCGTCAATATTATTATTTAATTTAAATACTAACAGCTATATTCCATTAACTGGAATGTCTACAACTAGCGATGATGCCGTAGTATTAAGATCTAATGATATTAAATTATTATTATCTTCTGGAGCTACTGATTATATTTATGAAATTCAATTAAGGCTTGATCCAACAAGTTCTATTGAGTCTGCCATTTGTAAAATGGCTCGTTTAGTCATTACTTATAATAATCCTGCTACAGCACCTCCAACATCAGCAAATAATACATACAATTTCCAACCATTCTTACCTTAATTTTCACTGTATTCAGAAATTGTATATTTTTATATGAAAAATTTTAATAATAATACATAATAACAATTAGTTTAATTAAAATAATAAAAATTTATGTACATGATATAGAATGTAACATGAAAATATCATGGATGGGTTTTGCGGCAACTAATCATAGTTGGGCAATTGTAGCACAAAATATATGTCGTGCTTTAAAATCACTTGGACATGAAGTACATATATTTTCTACCAATGGAGTAAAACATTTTCCAGATGATTTAAAACCTAATTTGCGCGGCTATGTCGAAGAAGGACAAACTAAATTATATGGTAATTTACTAGATGATCAATATGATATGCAATTATCATATACAGCATTTAAAAATTTCGACAAATATTTTTTAAGGGGAAATAAAAATCGTTTCGGTATTTGGAATTATGAAACTGATATTTTACCACCTGCATTTGCAAAAATGACAAAATATGTCGATAAGGTTTTGCCATCATCTAATTTTTCAAAATATGTTTTTACTAAAAATGGTGTGCCTGAAGATCATCAAATTGTAATACCTCATGGTATACGACTTGACAAATTTATAAGAGGTAATAAGTTTCCTCTGAAGACAAACAAACGACTTAAGATATTGGCAAATATTGCGCAACCACATATCAGGAAAAATATTCCTGGACTTTTAAGTGCATATGGAAAAGCCTTTACAAAGAAAGATGATGTTTGTCTAATATTAAAAATATCTCGCCAAACAAAAAATTCTACTTTTGAAGTAGACTTTCAAAAGTTATTTTCTAATTTTAGAGATAAATACAAAAATCATGCGGACGTAGAAATTATAGACACATTTATTATAGATATAGAGGATTTATATAATGCTTGTGATGTAGTTTTTACTATGACCCATGCCGAATGTTTTTGGATGCCTGGATTAGAGGGGTTTGCTGCTAATAAAATTGTAGTTGCTCCTAGATATGGCGGTCAATTAGATTATATGAATGATGATAATTCATTTTTAGTTGATGGCAAATATTGTAGGGCACCAATACAGATGCAATATTGGTCTTCTTCTCCATATGCTAGGATGTTTGATCCTAGTACAGATCATGCTTCGGAGATATTGAAAAATATATATAAAAATTATGATGAATTATTAAATAAATTTTCACCAAACATAAAAAAAATACTTCCTGATTATACTTGGGAATCAATAGCTAAAAAGATATTGAGCTTATGTAAGTAAACATTATATATAGTATTTTTATGAATGATACTTTTGATGAATAATAAACATGATTAAACGATCTAAATCTTTACAAATAAATCTAAATGACAACGGAATAGATTTGGTAAACCAAAAGGCATTAGAAATAGACCTAAGTATTGTCATACCAGTCTATAATAAATATAATTTTACTAAATCTTGTTTATCCGATTTAAGTCACTTACCACATAATCATGAAATAGTGATCGTTGATAATGGAAGTGTAGACGAAACTAAACAAGAATTAGAAAAACTTGTTGACCATGGACAATTAAATTTGATTTATGTTCGCAATGAATATAATTATGGCTTTGCCAAAGCATGTAATATTGGTTATTCTGTATCTAATGGGAAAAATGTATGTTTTTTAAACAACGATATTAGAGTTAAATCTAATCATAGTAATTGGACGTTTCCACTTATTAGTAATTGTGATAATGGGTTGGTTGGTCCTACTATGGGACAATTAGATAATAACTTAAACTTTGTACAAGAAGCCAATAAAATTTTGAATGGAAAATCTTACATGAGTGGTTGGTGTTTAGCATCATCAAAACAAAATTGGGAAAAATTAGAAATTGTAAGACCTCCGATTTATGAACATGATACTTATATTTTTCAAATTTTTTCTGAAGAATTTGGTTTAGCATATTTTGAAGACACTGATCTTTCATTTAGAGCTAAACAATTAGGAATACCATTTAAAGTAGTAGATATTCCTGTTGTTCACTTTGGTAAAATAACAAGTAGGCAATTAAATACACATAAATTGTATTTAGATGCTCGTAGAATATTTATTAATAAATGGGCTGGTAAAATTTAATAATTTAATATTACATGATCTATATTATAGAAAACAATATAATATATGAAAGGATAAGTTATTATTATGGATTGGAAAAGTAAATTATTATTATTTTTGTTTGGAACGTTTGTATTATGCGCTGTAACATTTATTATATATAAGCAAATAGAGATATCATCAAGACAAGAGGCTATAGAAAAACAAGTTGTTGCTCAAAAAGAGTTAGCTGATAATATAATGAGATCTATTTCTCAATATGCTACTAAACATGATTTAGAATCGTTCGCAAAAGATTCTAATGTGAATCTTGAAGCTATTAAAAAAGACTTAGATAGTCTTAACGCTAATTTAACAGCAATTAATCATGTTTTAGTATCAAGCAGAAATCAAGTTGTTACAGGAAGTGGTTCATCTGGAACTACACCAAATCCAAACCCAAAACCAATAGACCCTAATAATCCAGATCCTTATGGTTACACCAAAAATAGACAGGTTATTGAATTATCTGAACAATTTGATAATACTAATGTTCCAATTGGTAATGTAGGATTTAGTGCATGGCAAGAAAAACCGTGGGATTATACTATATATGCCAGACAATATAAGTTAACAACTGTTATTGGCACTGATGAGGATCAAAGACATTATGTATATAATAAATTTACTATAAATTCTAATAATAAGGATTATGATGTCAAAATTGAACAATCTAAGACATTAGAACAATATCCAGAAGCAAAATTTAGATTTTGGAATCCTAAATTACATATGAATGCTGGTGGTGGTGTACAAGTATCTACTGTTCCTCCTAGAGGAGATGCCTCAGCAGGTTTATCACTAGGTATAATGAGTTATGGAAAATATCGTACATCTCCTGATTTAAGTATATTGCAGATTGGCGTTGGGTATCAATTTGATAGTCAAAGACCATATGTGTCAGTTAATCCTATAAATTATAATGTTGGTAAGCTGCTACCAGGTAATATAGCCAATAATACTTATTTGGGACCTACTGTACAGGTAAATACTGCCGGAAATGTTTTATTAGGCGCTGGTTTAAGTGTTGGTTTCTGATATAAACTGATATAATATATGATATGAAGGAAAGTTGCAATGTGTCATCTATATATTTTTACTTTGACATGGAATGCTGGTGACAAATTAACCAAATTAAAAGACTCATTAATGACAGCATTAGATAATTTAGACAATATGGATTATACTTGGCTTATAAAAGATAATGATTCAAAAGATAATACTTATGAGATAGCATCCACTTGGAGTTCAAAAATAAAATGTTTTAAATATAAAAATAATTTACAAAATTTTTCACAGGGAATGAATTATTTGTTTTCAGAAGCATCTCCAAATGATAACGATATGATATTATTATTAAATAATGACATCATTTTCAATGATAATAAATCAATTAGAAATATGATATCTTTATTAACAAAAGATACTGGTGCTGTTGGTGCCAGATTATTATATACTGGAACTAATAAACTTCAGCACGCTGGTGTTGTTTTTGATCCTAAACATCGTGGACCTGTGCATTTTAGAGCTGGCGAAATATCAGACGATAATGCAGAAAAAAATAGATATTTTCAAGTTGTAACTGGTGCTGTTCTTCTAACTAAAGCAGAATACTTTAGAAATTCATGTAAAAATAATAAGTCTGGAATTAATGGCATGGATGAATCTTTTCATTGGGCTTTTGATGATGTAGATCTTTGTTTATCAATTAGATATAATATGGATAAAAAAGTTGTATATTGTGGACAAACAAATATTTCACATGAAGAATCTAGTTCATTAAAGAAAAATCCAGCTAACAGATTATTTATGACTCATAATTGGAATGTATTAAGAAATAAATGGTCAAAACATATTGTTGCTGATAAAGATTTATATGATAAAGATACTAAATATAATTTAGTAAGGTAAGCTATGAATAAATATAAACTAAAATGTTTAGTTACTGGTAGTTTAGGATTTATTTTCTCTAATTTTATTAGAAAAGCATTATATGAAAAATATCCATATAATTTTATTACTTTAGATAAAGCAGTATTATCATCTTCACTAAATAATATGTACTTTAATAAAGCTTTGTCAAGTAATTATATTGCAGACATTACTGACCATCATATAATTGATCGTATATTTGAAATTGAAAAGCCTGATATTGTTATTCATGGAGCAGCTGAAACATTCGTTGATTATTCTCTATCAGATCCTAATAAATTCATTAATACAAATGTCTTAGGAACACAAAATCTTATTAACTCTTCGTTAAAATATGGTGTGAAAAAATTTATTTATATTTCAACAGATGAAGTATATGGTCATTTATCTAAAGAATCAGATGAGTCATGGACTGAAGAATCTCCGATTAATCCAAGGAATCCTTATTCTGCTAGCAAAGCTGCAGGAGAATTATTAGTAATAGCAGCTAACAAATCGCACGGATTAATTTATAATATTACAAGATCATCAAATAATTATGGACCAAGGCAAACTCCTGAAAAGCTTATTCCTAAAGTTATAAAATGTATTATAAATAAGCAACCAATACCCATATATGGTCAAGGCATGCAAATAAGAGATTGGACTCATGTATATGATAATTGTGCTGGTATTTTAACAGTTCTTGATAATGGTTCACCAAATGAAATATATAATATTTCTGCTAATCAGGAATTTACTAATATTGAGGTTGTCCACAATATTTGTGAGGCTATGGGAGAAGGACATGAATTAATTAAATTTGTAGAAGATCGTCCTGGTCATGATTTTAGATATTCTATTAATTCTAATAAAATAAAATCATTAGGGTGGAAACCACAACATAAATTTAAAGATGCTATACATGATGTTTGTGATTGGTATAGATCTAATCAGTGGTTTTTAAGATAATGCATCAGAACGAACTATTAGATATAAAAAATAATTTTATTAAAAAATATTTTAATATAGCACCAACTATGGTTGTTTCTGTTGGTAGAAACAAAAATGGAAATTATATATTAGAAGTACGAACTAATGAAAAAAAAGTTGTTGATATATTACCTAAAAAATTTTGTGATCTTGATATAAATATTGTATTTTACAATCAAAGTAATAAGGAGTCAAATATGCCTGCAAAATCAATTACAGAAGAAGATAAAGTTGAAGAACTCGATGATGATGTTACTGAAAAAGATGTATCACCTACTTTAGATCAAAGTAAATTGGCTGCGTTGAAAGCTAAAAGTCAGGCAAAGCAGCAGGAACAAAATATGGCATCTAAAATAGTGGCAAAAAAAGAGAGAAGTTTGGCATTAGGAATTGTTGGTTCTGGTCAGGCAGGGTCAAGATTAGCCGAGGCATTTTATAAATTAGGATATGACTGTATTGCAATAAATACTGCAATGCAAGATTTAAAACATATTAATATTCCAGATTCAAATAAACTATTATTAGAAGGAACTTTGGGTGGTGCGGCGAAAACATTATCAATTGGACACGATGCTGCAGAATCTCATAGATCTGAAATATTACAATTGGTTGATAATAAATTAGGTCATACACAAGTTTATGTATTTTGCACAAGTTTGGGTGGAGGATCTGGTGCAGGTTCTACTGAAGTTATGATTGATATTCTTTCATTAACAGGTAAGCCTACAATTGTTATTGCTGCGCTTCCAATGGAAAATGAAGATGCTCAAACAAAATCAAATGCGCTTGAAACATTGTCAAAATTAGCCAAATTCGTGCAATCTAAAAAGATACACAATCTAATAATTGTAGATAACGCAAAAATTGAAAGCATTTATAGTAATGTTAGTCAATTGGATTTTTTTGATGTAGCAAATAAGGCAATTGTTGAACCAATTGATGTATTCAATACATTATCATCATCGCCATCTTCAGTTAAAGCTATAGACAATGCAGAATTTGCTAAATTATTAATTGATGGCGAAGGTTTAACTGTTTATGGATCTATGCTTGTTCCTAATTTTACTGAAGATACTGCTATTGCTGAAGCAATTATTAACAATCTTGACGGAAATTTATTGGCTTCAGGTTTTGATTTAAAACAATGTAAGTATGTTGGTGCGATGATTGTTGCTAATAAAAATACTTGGGCTAAAATTCCAAGCGTTGCAGTTAATTATGGAATGGAATTAATTCAAGATCGTTGTGGTCAACCATTAGGTATTTTTAAAGGTATATATTCTATTGATGAAATGGCTGATAATGAAGTAAAAGTATATACTATGATTTCTGGTTTAGGTTTACCAACTTCTAGAGTAGAAGAACTTAAAAAGTCTGCACAACAATTAATAGGATCTGCTAAAGTAAAAGATGAAGTGCGAACTTCTAAACTAACTATAGATACTGGAATTACCGATTCTTCTTCCGCAGCGCAAAAAATTAAAGAAAAAATTGCTCAAAAATCTTCGGCATTTGGTAAATTAATGAGCGGCAGTGTTGTTGATAGAAGAAAGTAAACATTTTAATGTGTTATATATTATTCTGTGACTAAAATTATCATTAAGGGAAATTATTCTCAGATTGTTGGTGAAAACGATTTGGAGCATTTATTGGCTCTAGATAAACACCTATCTTTCTTTGTATTGGGCGCTGAATATACTGCAGCTTATCGTGGATTTATTAATGATAAAGGTGAATATGTAAAATGGGATGGGTTTAAAAAACTATTAAATCCTTCTGGTATTTTTTGCACAGGTCTATTAAATAGAGTTATGTCATTTTATAATGACAATAATAAGACGTTTGAATTAATAGATGCAAGACCTCCAAAATCAATTGGTACTCCTATAAATATTTTGGAAAAATTAAAAAAACTAAATAAAGAGCCTTATCCTTATCAATTAGATGTTTTAAATGTTATTGATAAATATGATCGTGGTATTATAAAGATGGCAACTGGGGCTGGAAAATCTTTAGTTGCAGCTCTTATAACTGCCAAATTAGGTAAAAAGACTATAATATATGTTATAGGAAAAGATCTATTATACCAATTTTATAATTTCTTTTCTGAAGTATTTGATGAGGAAATAGGAATTATTGGAGATGGACAATGTATAATAAAAAATATTAATATTGTAAGTATATGGACAGCAGGTCAGGCGCTTGGTATTAATAAGAAAAATATTTTGTTAGATTCTGATTTTGATGAAAAAGAGACGTCTCATACTAAGTATGATTCAATTAAAAAATTGCTTAAAGACGCTAAAGTTCATATAATTGATGAATGTCATATGGCTGCATGTGAAACTATTCAGCAAATATATAAAAATACTAATGCTGAACATTTATATGGTCTTAGTGGATCGCCTTGGAGAGATGATGGACAAGATTTACTAATAGAATCTATATTAGGTAATTATATAGTAAATATCTCTGCATCATATTTAATAAAAAATCAATTTTTGGCACAACCTATTATATTATTTAGAGCTGTACCACCATACCCTTATGAATTAAATAAAGTTTATCAAAGTGTATATAGAAAATATATTGTTGAGAATTATGAGAGGAATAAAATTATTTTAGAAGCCGCTCAAACAATGATAAAAAAGGGATATCAGACACTAGTCTTATTTAATAGTTTAAAACATGGTAAAATTTTATATAAATTATTATCAAAACATTTAAATTGTGTATTATTAGATGGATCTAATGATCAGGAAACAAGAAATAAAGTTAAACAAGATCTTTTAGATAATAAAATAGATTGTATTATAGCATCTAGGATATATGATATTGGTGTAGATATTCCTAGTTTATCAGGATTAATTGTTGCGTGCGGTGGCAAATCAAGCGTTAAAGCTTTACAAAGAGTTGGGCGTGTAATACGAAAATATAAAGATAAAAAATTTGCAGTAATAATTGATTTTATAGATCAGGCACCTTTCTTATTTGAACATTCAAAGACACGATATAGAATATATAGATCAGAAGATGGATTTGATGTTAAAATACCTAAATCCATTAAATGGAAAAAGAAATAAATATTCTAAATAAAATAAATAATTATACAATATTATATTGATTGGGATTAAATTGAATGACTAATAAAAACAAAAAGTTACAAGAAAAAGAAATAACTGGAGGTGAATTAACTGACGCCCCCAATGACAAATATAGGATATTTTTTGAAAAATTTGCTGAGATAAACACATTGCCAATTAATGAATGGAAAACGGTGCATGTTTTAGGATATTTTTGTAAAAAATATTCCGAGTTTTATAATACAAAATATCAATTTAAATTTAATAGTCCAAATCCATCAAAATCATTTGAAGTTTTTCAAATTAAAAAAATGGCTTCAATGCTAAGCGCTAATCCACAAATATTGGTTGATTATATTGATTGGGTTTATAATACTAGAGTAAAAGAAAGTAGTAGAAGATTAACTTCTATTTCTTTTTTGACTGTTGAGCCTTTATTGAACTATTATAAATTAAATATTTTGTTGGCTGGTAAAAAGAATATTTCAATAAATAGATCAACTGAATTACCTGAAAAATATAAGTCAATTATATTAAACAATATTGGAAAAAAGATAAATACATATGGTGATTTATCTTTTGCTTATCAAGCTGTTCAGAGTGGCTCTGTTGACAATTCTACAGAAACAATAAATAATTGGAATAGAACTATGGAATTATTATATTCGGCAGGTTTAGATAAATCAATACTAGGAAGTTTAAAATGATACCGAATGTAAAAGATTTTGTAGTGTTAATTTTTAAAAATTCTATAAGAGTAGAAGGATTTGTTAATTTTTGGTCAGAAAAAAAAATAATTCTAGAATCGCGTAATAAAGATTGTTTTATTGTTATTAATGATCTTTCAGAAGTTTTAGCTTATAAGATAATAAAAGATATACAGAAACAAGATCAAAATAATAAATCTGAAAAAGCAGAATCTATTAGACAAGCATTGTATAATGATTACGATACACAAAGCTATATGAAAGATAAAAATATTCATAGAAATGAAGATGGATCGTTAGATATAAAAAGTTTAGCTGAACTTAGAAAAATGGAAGCCGAATCTGAGAGACAAATTATAATTAATAAATTAAAAAATCATAGAATAAGCGGAATACAATCGGTAAAATATGATACACCAAGATTTTTTAAGAAGTAAATCTTTAAACTGTATACCATATAAAAAAATAGATGAAAAATTAAAATCTATAGATCTTTTGCAAGAGCCTGTAGATGTTAAAAATTTAAAAATCATAGCTTATAATCGTTATGCAGAAAGCAATATCCCAATAGAGTATTGGGATCTTAAGATGGATAAAGATTTTATTGGAGATTCCCGTTTATTAGATAAATATAAAGATTTAGTATCAGATATAAAAGGTCATTATGTTTTAGGAACATCCATATGTTTTGCCGGTAATCATGGTACAGGTAAAACTATGTCAACTACAAATATATTAAAAAAGGCTTGTCAGAAAGGATATTCTTGTCTTTATACCACTTTAAGTGATATTGTAAATGTATTAACTCAAGCACCATCTGAAGAAAAATATTTGGCTAGGAGAGAATTATGTATGGTGGATTTTTTAGTAATTGATGAGTTTGATTCACGCTTTATGCATAATGAAAATGCATCTGATTTATATGCTAGACATTTAGAGAATATTTTTAGAACTAGAAGTCAAAATAAACTTCCAACATTTATGTGCACCAATTCCCCTAATATATTAGAAATGTTTTCTGGTCCTATGAAACAAAGTATTGAGAGCCTTATAAAAGGATATATGAAGATATTTATTGTCTTAGGTGAAGATATAAGGAAAAGAAAATGATGTTTGTTGTAATTAATAAAATTTTTATATCTCATTGATAATTTTATGATCTTATGCCAAGAAAACCACCAGCCTTGTGCTGGTGGTAATTGACATATGTACATATACAACAGAATGCACGTAATGCTATTATAAATTAATCAATAGTAGGGCAAGTAATGATAGTTATAATAAAATTATATTATGCATGCTGTAATTTACATTAATTTGGTGAAATATGAATTATTCTAACTTAGATTTATCTATACTTAAAGCTATTATTACAAATAAAAAATATGCACTTGATTTTGTATCAGAATGTGATCCTAAATTATTTTCAAATGACATTTGGATATTTGCAAATATTGTATGTAATTATATAAAATTTCATAAGGAGCTTCCTACTTTACGTACATTAACAGAAAATTTAGGAAAAAATAATAATGATCATCTTATTCAAACAATTAATAAATTTTGGAATGAAGTTTATAATTTTAAATACAATATTAATGAGTTTTCTTTTGATTTAATAAAATTAAAAAAACGTTTCGCTGAAAATCAAATAATCAAACTAAAAGATTCTATATCTAAGTTAGATCCGGAAAAAATAGATATTAATAAGAATGTTTTGGATCTACAAAAAACAATTCAATCTATTAAATCATTAGATCAAAAAAGACTTTATGATCGTAAAACTTTAAAAGACGCGATTGATATATTTAAAGAAGAATATAAACAAAAACAACAAAATCCTAATTTTGATCAAGGTATATTAACTGGATATTCTTATTTAGATTATACTACTGATGGATTACGTCCAGGAGAATTATTATTAATTGGCGGTGAATCTGGTGGTGGTAAATCTATGTTATTAATGAATATGGCTATCCAAATGTGGATGCAAAATAATACGTTAAATATTGAATCTAATTTTTATCCAGGTTATGATGTTTTATATTTTTCTCTTGAAATGCCATTTAAACCGTGTTTCAATAGAATTCTAGGAAGATTATCTTCTATACCTACAAAAAAAATAAGAAACGCCAAATTGAATGGTGAAGATGTTGAAAAACTTAAAAAGGCAATTAAATTCATTAAAAATTATCCAAATCAATTTGAAATTATAGATATTCCTCGTGGTGCTACGATGGAAAGTATAGAGCTTTTATATGAAGATGCAAAAGTTCATTTTAATCCAAAAATAGTTGTTATTGATTATTTGGGATTAATGGAATATAGCGATACATCAATGGATGATTGGTTGAAACTTGGTAAGATTGCAGAGAAAATGCATGAATTTGCTAGAGTACACGGATTAGTAGTCTTAAGTGCTGTACAATTGAATAAAGCAAAACCAGGAAAAGATGCTGAAGAAAAGATTGGTTTGCATAGGATTGGACGCTCTGCACTAATTATGCAAAATGCAAATATTGCAATTCAAATTGAAACGAGAGCCAATGAAAAAAATTATCCAGATATGTTTTATCATCTAATTAAAAATAGAGATGGAGAAATTGGACGAGGAAGAATAATAAAAAATTTAGCTTCTGGAACACTTATAGATGATCCTATTAAAATTGATGAATCTTATGATATTAAAGATATAGATGATATATCAGAACAAGTAGAATTATTAGATATTTAATACAATCACGATTGACAATTGACAAAACAAATTATTATTAACATAATTATGATGTTTTATAGTCATCATTATTGATGATACAATAGGTTTATTAAATTATATGATATTCTTTTTTTAATATATGTTATTTATATCTCATAATACTATCTAATAAACTATATAAATATCTTAATGTTTTAGTTATTTATATCATATAATTGTAATTTACAATTATCTTACATAAGAACTTTCATCTTTATCTAATTGTTTTAAAACTTCAGGTGGAGTATTAGGATTTTTAGCTACTGCTCTTCTTACCAAACTACTTTTATCGTTAGCTAATTGCGCTAAAACTTCAGGTGGTGTATTAGGATTGCTAGCTATATTTTCTCTTACATAATCATATTCATCTTTAGCTAATTGCGCTAAAATTTCAGGTGGAGTATTAGTATTTTTAGCGACCGATTCCCTTATATAAGCATATTTATCTTTAGCTAACTGCGCTAAACTTCCAGGTGGAGTATTAGAATTTGCTGCCACTATTTTTCTTATATAAAAATATTCATCTTTAGCTAATTGTGCTAAAATTTCAGGTGTAACATTAGGATGTTTAGCTACATATTCTCTTATATAAGCATATTTATCTTTAGCTAATTGCTCTAAAAGTTCAGGTGGTGTATTAGGATTTTTAGTTACCTCTTCCCTTACATAATTATGTGTATCTTTAGATAATTGTGCTAAAATTTCATGTGGTGTGTTAGTATTTTGAGCTACTAATATTCTTACACTATAGTTTTCATCTTTAGCTAATTGAGCCAATATTTCATATGGAGTATTAGGATTTTCAGCTATGAGATTAATAACTACTTTCCCAACTTCCTCATCTTGCTTTTTCGCCCATATAAATGCCTCTTTTATTTCTTCTGAACTAGTCTCATTAGATTTTATTTTAGCTAATAAACTCTTAGGTGCTGATGCAGCTTTACTTCTTGTGATACTCAATATATTGTCTGACTCTTCACCAAGAATCTTCTTTAAATCACTAACGTCTATCTGATCATCAGAAGCATCAAATATTGACAAACCAATAATATTATTATTAATATCTCTCTGATAAACTAACGCTATTTTGCTTTCTGGACTTCTTGGTATGGCTTTTAAATTTATAATAAATAGAAATACTATATTAGATTTATCATAATCTTCAAAATATGCTTCATCTTTCATGGAGATACACCATTTTGTATCAAGACCATGATGTACACTTGCAGCCTTATTCTTAATC